GTTCGCAGGCGCGATCGGGTGCGAACCTCGCTCCCGATCGTCGCCACCCGGCCGGCCGCGCCGATCGCCAAGCCGGTCGAGCCGGTCGACGCGGCCGAGGTCGCCGAGCACGGCCGCCAGCTGATCGCGCGCATGTTCGATGAGCTGGACGCGGTGACGAGCCACCAGGGCGAGCTCGAGCGCGTGATCGAGATCGCTACAATCGACAACGAGGACGATCGCCAGCACGACGCGATGCTGAAGGCGATCTCGCTGCCGGCGCGCACCGCGATGGTGAAGAACCTCGCGACCGCGCTCAAGACGATCAACGAAACGGCCGCGCCGCAGGGCAAGAAAGCAGCCGCGCAAGGGAGAGCGCAGGCGGTTGGCGCGCGGTTCGCATCGATGGCGCCGCCCGGCGCTGCCCGGTCAGTCAACTAGGTGCCGACCTGGTCAACGGCGTGCCTCGATTGGAAGCGCCGGATACAGGACAAGCGTTCGCTGATCCCGTTCTCGCCACTGTTTCCGGCGTCGGCCGAGCAGAAGATGGCGGTGTTCTGCTCGCTAAAGGTCGTGGATCTCGGGATCAACCCGGCCACCGGCGAGCATTGGACGATCGGCGAATCGGCCGACGAGTGGCTGCTCGACTTCGCCGCGGCAATCTTCGGCGCATACGATCCCGACACCGGGCAGCAGCTGATCCGCAAGGGCATGCTGCTCGTGTCCAAGAAGAACACCAAGAGCACGATCGCGGCCGGCATCATGCTCACCGAGGTAATCTGCGGGTGGCGGCCGTCCGACGAGAACCTGATCCTGGCGCCGACGATCAAGGTGGCGGGCAACAGCTTCACGCCGGCGTGCGACATGGTGCGCAACGATCCCGAGCTGATGGATCTGCTTCATATCCAGGAGCACATTAAAACGATCCTGAACCGCAACACCCGGGCGACGCTCCGGGTGGTGGCGGCGACCAGCGACACGGTTGGCGGCACCAAGGCCAGCCGGGTGCTGATCGATGAGCTTTGGCTGTTCGGTGAGCGGGCGGGTGCCAGTGCCATGTTCCGCGAGGCGACAGGCGGGCAGGCGTCGAAGCCCGAGGGTTACACGCTCTACCTGACAACGCAGTCGGACAAACCGCCCGCCGGCGTGTTCAAGCAGATGCTCGCCTATGCGCGCGACGTGCGCGACGGGAAGATCGAGGATCCGTCGTTCCTGCCGGTGCTGTACGAGTTTCCGCTCGAGATGATCGAGGCCGAGCAGCACCTCGATCCGGCGAATTGGTACATCACCAACCCGAATCTCGGGCGATCGGTGAGCCTCGAGTTCCTGAAGGCCGGCTTCCGCGAGGTTGAGAACAGCGACGACGCCGACAAGCTGATCTTCTACGCCAAGCATCTCAACGTCGAGATCGGCATCGGCCTACGCTATGATGCTTGGGTTGGCGCGACCTACTGGCCGCAGGCGAAAGCTGCGGTCGACCTGTGGGATGGCTCGATCGAGGGTTTCATCGCGCTGGTCGAGGTTGCGGTCGCCGGGATCGACGGTGGCGGCCTCGATGACCTGTTCGGCTTGGCGCTGCTCGGCCGGCTCCGATCGGACCCGCGCACCTGGTTGATGTGGAACAAGGCATGGGCGCACCTCGACGTCTGGCAACGTCGCAAGGACATCGTCAGCCGGCTGGACGATTTCAGGCTGCAGGGCGACCTGGTCCGGTGCGACGATCCGACGCAGGACCTGGTCGAGGTCGCAAACGTGCTCGAGCAGGTTAAAGACGCCGGGTTGTTTCCCGACGTTGGCGCGATCGGGCTCGATCCGCAGGGCGTCGCGGCGATGGTCATGGAGCTGTCGGGTCGCGGCTTCACTGGCGAGCAGATGGTGGCGGTGCCGCAGGGTTTCCGGCTCACTGGCGCGATCAAGGGCACCGAGCGCAAGCTCAAAGACGGCACGTTGAAGCATGCCGGGCAGGAACTGATGACCTGGTGCGTCGGCAACGCGAAAGTCGAGCCCCGCGGTAGTGCCATCCTGATCACCAAGCAGATGTCGGGCACCGCGAAGATCGACCCGCTGCTGGCCGGCTTCAACGCGGTGCAGCTGATGACGCGCAACCCGGTGGTCAGCACGTTCACCTACACGGGGATTTGAGCATGGGTATTTGGGACCGTGCTCGCGAGGCGGGCGCTGTGTTGCGTGGCTCGCGCGAGATCGTGACGGCCGAGGCGGCCGACGACGCGCCGATCGGCCGCCCAATGGGGTCGGCGCAGTCAGCGCCAGTGATCGATGAGGCCGACCGGCTCAATAATTCGAGCGGCACCAGCTTCATCAACCTGCTCGGCGGTCGCGGCCAGGGAGCGCCGCTTGGTGAAGGCGAGATCCTGTCGTCGCCGGCAGCGTTGCGCGCGCTCGAGGTCATTACCGGCCTCTTCGCTATGACCCCGCTGATCTACTACAAGAAGGAAGGCGAGGATAAGAAGCGGGTCGATGAAGCGCCCGAGGCGGTCATGCTCCGCACGCGCTCGAACGACGTGCAGAACGCCTTCCTCTTCAAAGAGCTGCTGCTCGGCGACCTGATCATGACCGGTCGCTTTGGTGGTTATATACACCGCGACCCACTCTACCGAGCAAGCAAGCTCACCAGGATCAACCCGCACGGCATCAACCCGGTGCAGAGTTGGGACAAGGCTGACGGGCTTGAGGTGTTCTACGATGCCTCACTACCCGACGGGCGCCGCGAGCGGCTGACGCGTAACGATCTCTGGTACGTGCCCGGCTTCAGCCGTGACGGCCTGGTCGGTGTCGATCGCGTGAAGCTGCTGCAGGACACGTTCGCTGCGGCCGCGGCGACGTCGGCGTTCGCGGCGCGGTTCTGGGAGAACAACGCGCAGCCGTCCACGATCCTGACTGCCAAGGGCAAGATCGAGCGCCCAGGCAAGGAAGAGATCAAGCGGGATTGGAACGCCCGCTTCTCCGGTCCTCGCAACGCCGGCCAGGTCGCGGTCCTCGACCAGGAGATGGATGCCAAGTTCCTCGCGCACGACAACGCGAAGAGCCAATATGTCGAGGTTCGCGGCTTCTACGTGGTCGAGATCGCGCGCGCGTTCGGCGTCCCGCCGCATATCGTGTTCGAGCTGAGCCGCGCGACGTTCTCCAACATCGAACAGCAAAGCCTCGAGCTGATCCTGTATTCGATGATGGGGCACTACGAGCGGATCGCCGCGGCCGCGACGCACCAATTCGCCGCGCCTGGTCACTTCTACGAGTTCTTGCCCGACGCCCTGCTGAAGGGCGACATCAAGAGCCGTTACGAGGCCTACGGCATCGGCATCGACAAGGGTTTCCTCAACCCGAACACCGTCATGCGCCGCGAGAACATGAACGGCCGCCCGGGTGGTGACGAGTACCGGATGGGGTCCGGCTCGACGCTCGAGCGCCAGCAGACCAGCGAGCCGGTCGATCACCGCCCGCCCGAGCAACCTCCCGCCAAGCGCAAGCGCCAGGCCGACGACGAGGACGATCAATGAACAAGCACGTGCTGGCGACCATCCGGTCGCAGCCTTGGGCGATCATGCCCGGCTACATCGAGGCGATCGAAGCCATCGCGCAGCGCGTGCTCGATGATCCGGCCGTGCTGGCGCTCAAGGATGACGGGCACGCCGAGCGGTACCCGGGCGCGGTCGCCAGGATGGGCGAGCGCGCGCCGTCGACGCGCGGCGCGATGCTGCGCGATGGCGTCGGCATCCTTCCGATCATGGGGCCGATCTTCCCGCGCGCAAACCTGCTCACCAACTATTCCGGCGCCTGTGCGCTCGATGTCGCGGCCGCGGATCTCCGCGCGCTGCAGGCCTCGCCCGACGTGCGCAACATCCTGATCGGCATGGACTCGCCCGGTGGCGCGGTGACGCAGGTTCACGACTTCGGGCGCCTGGTCGCGTCGTCGCCGAAGCCGATCAGCGTTCACGTGACCGGCATGTGCTGCTCGGCCGCCTATTGGATCGGCAGCGGTGCGTCGGGCGGGATCAGCCTCGACCCGACCGGCATCGTCGGCTCGATCGGTGTGCTGATTTCCACCTCGTACCAGGTCGACACCGACGCGGACGGCCGGCGCGACCTCGAGATCGCCAGCTCCAACGCGCCGAACAAGCGGCCCGACCTCTCCACGCCGGAAGGGCAGGCGCAGATCCGCCAGATGCTCGACGGCATCGAGGAGATTTTCATCTCGCACGTCGCGCGCGGTCGCGGCGTCACCGACGCGGTGGTGCGGCGCGACTTCGGCGCTGGCGGCACCCTCACAGGCAAGGCGGCCAAGGCGGCCGGCATGGTCGACCGGATCGAAGCCGATGGCCTCGACGGCGCGATCCAGCGGCTCGCCAAGTCCGGCCCCGCAACGCCCCGGCGGTCAACCGCGGCGAACCACCTGGCGCTCGCGGAAGCCCGCGCGCGCATGATCCCCCAAGGAGAATGAACCAATGCGCATCACCGCGCTGAAGACCGCCCAGGCGCTCGACCTGGAGGCGATGGAAACGCTGCTGCAGGCGGCGACCGATGACAGCAACCGCGATCTCACGGCTGAGGAGCAGGCGACGTTCGACAAGCACAAGGCCAGCGCCGATCGGCTGCAGGGCCAGATCGCGGCCGAGCAGGATCTGCTCGATCGCAAGGCGAGCAACGCCAAGCCGGTCGAGCTGCAGAACGGCAACGCCAACGCGAGCAAGAACAACAACGGTTCGCTGCCGGCAGCGGTGGCGGAGAAGATCGAGCCCGGCGCGATGGTCGGCCGCGTGGCGATCGCGATCGCGGCGACCGGGGGCATGGATCAGCGCGCAATGGCGGCGCACGCCGCGACCGTGTGGGGCGATGCCACCGGCACGATCGTCGCCAACATGGAGCAGTCGACCGCGACCAAGGGCGGTTACCTGGTCAACGAGGCCTACAGCACCGACTTCATCGGCTTGCTGCGCCCGCGTGTGCTGGTGCGCCGCATGGGCGCGCGATCGGTGCCGATGCCCGACGGCAACCTGACCATGCGCAAGCAGACCGGCTCCACCTCGGCCGGCTATGTCGGCGAGCGCGATCCGGCTCCGACGACCGGCCTGACCGTCGGCCAGATCAAGATGTCGGCGAAGACGCTGCGCGCGCTGGTGCCGATCAGCAACCAGCTGATCCGTCGGGCGAGCTACGGCGTCGACGGCCTGGTCCGTGACGACCTGGTCACCTCGGCGGCGATCAAGGAAGATCAGCAGTTCACGCGCGGCGTCGGCACCGATCTGGCGCCGGCGGGCCTCCGCTCGATGATCCCGGTTGCGCACGTGCTCGTCGGTCAGGCCGCGCCCGACCTGGTGAAGGTCACCTCGGACCTCGCGCGCCTGCGCCTGAAGGTCGTGAACGCCAACATCCCGATGTCGAAGTGCGGCTACATGATGAGTCCGACGACGCAGACCTACCTCGAGAACCTGCGCGATGGGAACGGCAACAAGGCCTATCCCGAGGTCGCGGAAGGTCGCCTCGGCATCTACCCGATCGGCGTCACCACCTCGATCCCCGACAACCTTGGCGCCGGCGGCGACGAGACGGAGATTTACTTCGGCGATTTCGAGCAGTTCCTGATCGGCGACACGATGCAGGTCACGCTCGCGGCATCGACCGAGGCCACCTACGTCGAGGATGGCGAGCTGAAGTCGGCGTTCGCGCAGGACGAGACGCTGATCCGCCTGATCCAGGAGCACGACACGGATTTGCGGTACGACACCGCCTTCGCCGTGCTCACCGCGGTCAAGTGGAAGCCGTAAGCGCCGCCACCTCCACCATCCACGACCTAGCGAGGGGCGCACGTTCGCGCTCCTCGCGCACCGGAGAGCCGACATGGCCGTCAAGTTCCTGAAGCCCTGCCAGCAGGGCACCCTGTACAACAAGGACGAGATCGCCTCGTTCGACGCCGACACCGAAGAGCGCCTGGTCAAGCAGAAGTTCGCCGAGACGTACAAGGCGCCGGCGAAGGCCGAAGGCGCGAAGTGAGCGACGCGGCGGCGATCGACGGCACCGTGCTGACGGTCGCCGCTGCCCGCGCGCACCTGCGTGTCGGGTCCAATGTCAAAGACGATGACCTGGTCGACCTGATCGCGGCCGCGCAGGGCCGTATCGAGAGCTTTCTCGGCCGCGAGCTGATCGGCGCGACCGGCTGGGAAACTGCCGAGGCGGTGCCGGCGCTGGTGCGCCATAGCGTGAAGCTGGCGCTGTCCGACTTCTACGTGAACCGCGAAGCGCCGCAGCTCACCGACGATCAGCTCCGCCCGATGATCGGCGGCAAGATGCTGGTGTCGGTCGGGTGATCGTCGTTCGGCCGGGCGAGCTCGAGCATGAGGTCCGCCTCGAGCGCAAGATCCAGGACAAGAGCTTCGATCGCGCCGGCGGCGATACGTGGGAGCCGGTCGACACGATCTGGATCGGCATCCGCGACGATCTGCCGAGCCGCACCGAGCGCAACGCCGACGGCATGGTGTCGAACACCCGCCGCGCGCGTGTCCGCATGTATTGGCGCGACGACGTGACCGCCGACATGCGCCTGGTGCTGCCCGGCGAGAATGGAGCGGCCGATCGCGTGATGCAGATCGTGGCAGGCCCGGCCGAGCTGGGGCGCCGCGGCGGCCTCGAGGTGATGGTCGAGGATTACCAGCCCACCGGCAAGCCCGCCTGATGGCGACCGTTCGCGGCCGCGCCGAGGTCAGCCGCTACATCAACGCACTGCCCGAGGCGATCAAATCGAAGCTGCTGCGCGGTGCCGCGCGCGCCGGCGGCAAGGTGATCGCCGACGAGGCGCGCGAGCGCACGACGTCCGACCTGGTGCGCGAGAACATCACGACCAGGACGCGCGAAACCGACGACAAAATGATCGTCCGCATTGGTGTGAAGGCCGGTTACGCGCGCTCGCTCGGCGTTTGGCTCGAGTGGGGTACCGCCGCCCACTACATCACGGTTGATGACGCGCAGCGCGACGGAAAGACCGCGCGCCGCATCAACAAGCAGCTCGCGACCGGCACGCTGGTGATCAACGGCCAGCCGATCGGCAAGACCGTGTTCCACCCCGGCGCCAAGCCGCACCCGTTTCTGCGCCCGGCGCAGGATCTGAAGGAACGCGACGCCATCGCGGCCGCGCAGAGCTACATCATCACCAAGCTGCGCCGGGGCAACCTGCTCAGCTTGCCCGACGACGAAGGGCCGGACGAATGAGCGGGGTCGCGATCATCGCCGATATCCTGCGCGCGGATAAGCCGCTGACCGCGGTGGTCGCCGAAGAGTGGATCGTCGCCGGCGAGCTGCCGGCTGACGCGGTGCTGCCCGGGCTGCTCATCAAGAGCGTCAGCGTTGTCGATCGCCAGGAGCTGAAGGTGGGCGCGCTGGTCCGCGTCACCGCGCGAATCTCGGTCACCGTGCGCGCCGCCAATTACCGCGACCAGGGCAAGGTCATGCGGCTGGTGCGCTCGGCCGCGCGCGCCAAGCAGGGCGAGTTCGCCGGCTTCGGCGGCGTGTCGGTGCGCACCGCCGGCCAGGGGCCGGACCTGCGCGGGATCGGCGACACCTTCGATCAGACACAGGACTTCCGGGTCAGCTTCAACGAGCCCGCGTAAGCACAGGAGCAGTAGATGAGCGACAACACCAACACCAAGATCAAGGGCAAGGCCCTGCGCGACTTCAACGATGCCGGCACCTCGGAGTCGTTCGTGAAGGGCGAGAGCTACGATTTCGATCCCGGCGCCTTCGCCAATTACAAGGCGGGCGGCCTGGTCGAGCCCGAGGAAGCGCCGGCGCAGGACGCGCCCCGCAAGGCCGGCAGCAAGCCGGCCTGACCAACCGCTCGGCCGCGCCTCGCGCGCGGTCGTGTCCGCCGGCGCGTCCGGCTCAACAGGAGTAGAACACCATGCCAGGCACTGCCGCGGGCACTACGCTCGCCCTCTCTGCCGGCAAGCCCGCGACGTTCGACGTCGCCGGGTTCGCCGCGCTCACCTACACCGAGGTCGGTGGCCTCGATAAGCTCGGCACGTTCGGCGCGAAGCCGGGCAAGGTCGAGTTCCAGCCGCTGAAAGGCGTCAAGCAGAAGTACAAGGGACCGGTCGACAGCGGCGCGCTCGGCCCGAGCATGGCGCACGACGAGGCCGATGCCGGTCAGAACCTGCTGCGCACCGCAGCCGACGATCAGCAGGGCGTGTACTCGTCGCGCGTCACCTACCCCGACGGCGCGATCCGCTACTTCACCTGCCGCGTGTTCGGTTACGACGAGGCGGTCGAGGGAGCGGAGAACATGCTGATGGGCTCCACCACGATCGAGATCATCTCGGTCATCGTCAAGAAGGCTGCGGCCTGATCCACCCCATTCCGGCCACCCGGCCGGATAACGCGCACCGGCTCGCCCCGCGTTCTCGCGGGTGACGGGGCGGGTCGGTGCGTCATACCCGCGAGAGGAATACCACCACCATGACGAAGAAGTTCAACATCGCCGCGGCCGCTGTCGCGCTGGTCGCCCCCATGCACGTCAAGAACGCGGCCGGCGAGCCGATGTACGCCGACGACGAGCGCAAGCTGCCGATCCGCATCCACTTTCACGGCCCGGGCAGCAAGGCGTTCGGCGTGGTCGAGAGCCGCCAGTCGGCGCGCGCGGTGAAGCGCATGCAGGACAATGACGGCAAGGTCACCGTCGCCCCGCTCGAGGAGCGCCAAACGGAAGCGGCCGCGGATCTCGCGTCGCTCACCGCGTCGTTCGAGAATTTCGACTATGCGCCGGCCGGCGTCGAAGAGGGCTCGCTGACCGGCGAGGATCTGTTCGTGGCCGTCTACTCCGATCCGCTGCTCGGCTTCGTCGCGCGCCAGGCGTCGAAGTTCCTGGCTGATTGGGGAAACTTCAGCGCCGCGTCGAAAGCGGCCTGACGCTCTACGTCCGGCACATGGCATGGCTCAACGCCGTGCCGAAGCCGGATCCCCGCTCGCGGCGCGGGAAGGCCGAGGAGAACGCGCCTCCTCGGCTCAGTCGCCTAGATGAGCTGAAGCGCAAGAAGATCACGCCGGTGATGCCGCCCAACCCGGCGCCGGCGCTGATCGCGCGGTTGATCGAGATCGGCTTGACTGAAGGCGGCGGCATGGCGCCGGTACCGCTCAGCTGGGGCGCGATCAACGAATGGGCGAAGGCGGTCGAGGTCGACGTCGAGCCCTGGGAAAAGCGCCTGATGCGGGCGCTGTCCGTCGAATACATCGCCGAGAGCCGCAGAGCCGAGCGGGAAAGCTGCCCGGCACCGTGGCGCGCGCCGGTGGTCACCCAAGCCGAACGCGAAGCCGAAGTGGATGCGCTGCGCGCGCTGCTCGACTGAGAAGGGAGGTCCGTCATGATCGATGATAACGGCGCCGCCCTCGAGGTCGGCTTCCAGATCGACTTCGGCGACGCGTTCGGAAACCTGCGCTCGCTTGACGACATCCTGGGCGAAGCCGCGGCGCAAGCCGTGCGCGAGTTTCAGAAGATGGAGCAGGCGAGCAAGGGCGCCATCGACCTGTCGGGCGCGACCGCGCAGATCCGCAGCTTCGCCGGCGCCGCGTCGCGCGAGCTGCGCCTGGTCACGCTCGAGACGAACCGGATCGAGGCGGCCGGCGAGAAGCTGGTGCGCCAGCTCGAGAACCAGAATTCCGCCTATGGCCGATCGCGCGACACGCTCCTCGGCATGAAGGTCGAAACCGCGGCGCTGGCGGCCGAGCAGAAGGGCATGACCGAGCTCGCCGGTCGACTGCGCGCCGAATATACTATCTTGGTCGGGCAGCAGAACGCCGCGGCCGAGGCAAGCGCGCGCGAGGCACAGGCCATTCGCGAGGCGGCGCACGGCTACAACCTATTCGAGACGGCCGCCCGCAAGGGCATGGAGGCGCTTCGCGAGCAGCAGGCGCTCGACGCCGCGGCCGCGCGCCTGACCGCCGAGGCCGAGCGCCGGGCCGAGGCCGAGCGCCTGGTCAACAACCAGCTCGCCGAGCGTGCCAAGATCGAGGCCGCGCTCGAACGCACCACCGGCCTCGGCCGCACGTCGGCGCGCGACAACGGCGCCACCTTCAGCGCGCTCGCTGCCCGGGCGCTCGAGGACGAGGCGCAGGCGTTGCGCGATGCCGCGTTCGCGCACGGTCAATTTGAGCTCGCGGCCGCGCGCGGGTCGAAGGCCATGCGCGACGAGGCGGAAGCCGCTCGCCAGGCGCAGGCGGCCGCGACCGCGCAGGCCGCGGCGGTCGACTCGCTCCGCGGCGCGGTGGATCCGCTCCACGGCCAGCAGCAGCGCCTCAACCGCGAGCTGGAGAACGCCGCGCGCCTGTATCGTGCCGGCGCGATCGGGCAGGACGAATACGAGCGCAGCTCCACGTCGCTCGCCGCCAAGCTCGAGAACGTGCGCCGCGCGCAGGCCGATCAGAGCCGCGAACAGGAGGCCAGCCGCAAGAAGCTCGGCAGCTCCGACGTCGCCAATATCTTCGCGCAGGTGTCCGACATCGGCGTCAGCCTGGCGGGCGGGCAGAACCCGTTCCTGGTCCTGATCCAACAGGGCTCGCAGCTGCAGGGCATCATGATGCAGACCGGCGCGACGTTCGGCGACATGACGCGCGCGGTCGGCGCGTTGTTCATCGTCACCACGCCGACCGCCGCGGCCACCGCCGCACTCGCCGAGGCGGAGCTGGCGCTCGCGGCTGCGCAG